TTGAGAGGATGGTATTAATGCTAATTTTGGTTTTGCCATTGTTTTTAGTTTTGTATATCTTGTATTCCTATTCTATGAATTGAATCTGCTAAACATTTTACTGCTTCAACTTCTTGCCTATCATTCATATTGAATTGCCCTTGTATCATCTCTGTTGATGTACCAATAGAAGATGCAGTATCTATTGTGTTACCCCACCAAGTACTATCGTATATTTCGTTTGCCATCTTTTTGTTTTTTTGTTTCCTTAGTGCTGTTTTTTACCTTGTCGTAGAAAGCGGATAACTTCATTATGTTAACCTCTTTTGTCTTATATGTCTTTTTTTTATTCTCCATTATAAAACCCAACTTGAAAAAGTATCTACATCCTTGTCTGGGTACATATCCCCATTTTGGTTATTTGTGTATTCTGGAAATAAATGACTATTATCACAGATGTAATCTAAGAACCTTCTTGTATAAAACTCAGACCTATCATTAATCTTACTCATCATCCTATCAATATCTCCATAGTTTACATTGTCAGACTCTTCCCCTCTGTGTTTAGATACACCTCCATTATCTATTTTAAACATTGCAAAAGGGAAGTATTCTGACTGAGTGAACCATATTAGCATCGGCTTAATATAAGTGTCTCTAAGAGCTTTATAATTAGAATTAGCAGGTAAGTCCATCTCTTCATCTATAATTAATGCTTGCATCTTATTATACAACTTACCTCCTAAATAGTTTTGTATGTGTATATCTTGAGCCACCTCTATAAAGTGAATCAATTTGTCAGCATCAGTATTACCGCTGATTATTGACTTTGCTTTTAAATCCTTTACTGTTATAAATAGTGCTTTCATTATTGACCTAATATTTTTCTGATTCTACTTAGTACACTTGGGTATGCACCGTTATCTGCTCTGTCTATCATTCTTTCTTCCATCTCAGAAGGATTCTTAGGCTCTTTTAAGCCCTTTTCATATGCATCGTCAGAGTTTACCTTTCTACCACTTGACTTCTTGTAAACTTGAAGCTCCCAGTAGTGATGACAGTTCTTACCGCCCTTATATTTTAGAAGGCTGTAGTTTTGTCTGTTATGACCTAACTCTTTGTTAACACCTCTAAAAGACATCATATTAATATCTTCTTTCCTAAATACAATCTTTCTACCAGTTAATACTTCCATCTTCTTACAGAATGCTCTACTACCTTCAGACTTTCTAACTGGAGAATAAGCGTATCTGATTTTATAGATGTCATCATCTTCTTTAGATGCTTTATCAGAATACTTGATTTCAGCCATTTTAACGGCTTCACTTTCCTCTTGGTATACTTCACTATGGATAAGCTCCCATTCATCGCTTAAAACCTCTCCTAAGCCCTCTAATTGATTATACAAGTCATCTCCTTCTTCTTCAGAAAAGTCAGTAGATACATCAGAGGATAATTTCTCTCCAGTTTCTTCTTCTCTTTTAATCTTAGTTTCGATATTATCTAACTCTGTAAACTCAATAGGTTGTAGTGTTGTAAAGTATAGGTCTTGGTATATCTTGTTAAATTCAAGTATCTCAGTCAATCCGTAGATTACACCATCTTGTAGAGGTCTTATAATAACATTATCCATAAGTACAGATGCTGTACGCAATTCCTCTGCATTGTTACCAAATCCAGTATTGTCTTTAATACCTAATAAGATAGGAGAAACAATACCGTGACCTAACATAATCTTCTCTCTTGCCTCATCTGATAAGAATTGGTATTGAGCGTGAGCATCTGGTAAGTGAATAGCTTCGATGTCAGCTTTAGTGTCAGCAGACTCATTAAATGCAATAATTGCTTTACCGCTATTAGAGCTACCAGAGAATTTGTCGTTTATCTTAGACTCTATAGCTTGTTGTGTTTCAGCATTTGGAATACCATTATTAAAATTTACGAATAAACTTGGTTGTAAACCATTCTGAATATTAGAGATATGATAGTTAGAAACCTCAGATTCTAATTCAGCATATTGTAAACAAGCTTGGTAATCAACAGTAGAGTAGTAATAGAAACCACTTCTATAAGGCTTGAAGATGTAAAGTTCATTAACTTCAGTTTTACTACCACTACCAAATGTAGGTATTCTTTTAGGGGAATCAGAGTTCTTACAATCCTTCCAAGATGGATGGTAGTAATATGCTTTAATCTTACCATTAGTAGCTTTCTCAGCCCTCAATGTTTCCATAGGGAAATGAGATACCTTTAGTATTTTAGTTTTAGCTTTGTTATAGGTAAGTTGCATTGCTCCTTGACCTAATAACTTATAATCGTTAACCAATCTCTTAACCTCTCTTGGTCTAAGTAATTGCTTCATCTTAATATAGTCCTCTGGGAATATATCTGAGTTTGTAGACTCCAAACCTCTACCGTAAATCATATCAACAATACCGTTAATACATCTACCATTAGTAGGGCTGTCAAGATACCTTTCGATTAGGTTATCGAAGTAATCATTGTTGTCTCCAAAAGACACCCACTCTTTATTGTGAACTTCCTTTATTGAAGGTGTTTCATAAGAAGACATATTAACAACTCGTATGCTATCTCTATATTCCTTCTTGATTGTATTAGTTTTCTTTGTACTCATTATATTATGTATGTATTATCATCTGACTCACTAAAAGGCTTATAGATTGTACCATTACCTATCTTATGTTTATTAGTTTCTCTTTGCGAACTCGTTTGAGATGTAACGTATATCTTATCTCTATACCATAAATCTCCATCTTTAGTGATTTCTATATAATAAGTAGAATCTTCCTTTAAGATAGTTGACTCAAACCTAACCTCAACATAATTTACTATTTCTGTTAAAGTTAAATTGGTAATATCCTCTTCTGCACCATCTCCATCTCTTCTTATATTCAAAGAGATAACACCAGACAAGTCTGTGCTTCTCGGTATAATTGTGATTATTTTCTCTCCTGCGGTTGGTTGTAGTATTAACATATTAAGATAACTAAAAAGTAATATTTTGTTTTTAATTAACAAAAAACCCCACCGAATGGCAGGGTTTAATAATTTAAAAGAGGTAGTAATTACACTCCAGCAACAACTGTAAATCCAGCATCAGCTAAAGTTCCATCGATAAAGTTAGCAGGAGTTTTCTCCATACCAGTAAATGATAAAGTATATCCACTCATATCTCCCATAGCACCACCAGTTACAACAGTACCTCCAGTTACGTCAGCTCCGTGTTCTAATCCAGATAATAAGAAGTTTCCGTTATTGTCCTCAATAATAATGTGAGGTCTTCCGAAAGATAACAACTTAATTGTTTTGTGGTCTTCTTTGGTTAATTTTTTAAGTGATAACTCTAACACTTGTTCGAACATAGTAGTCCCATTCTCTCTACTTGATTGAATGTTTTCTGTGTACGTTGAGTTTCCTCTTACGTCAAATTTGTAAGCACTTGGTGTTCCAGCAACTGAGTCAATTACATCGGTATCTGTACTATCGTATGTGATAGCTCCTAAGTCTCCGTAATTAACAAAATATACTGCATTGATTCCTCCAACGCTATCTTTGCAAGGCTCTAACCTTCCAATTGCAATATCACAAGCCATAATTTTGTATTTTTAATATTAGTTAATAAAAAAGGGCAGATGGAAACCACCCACCCTTCTTCGTTTTGTTTATTTATTATTATGCAATTCCGTAAGTTACGATATCTTCAGCAACTCCGTATTGTACACCTGCAACGAATCTCATAATTACTCTTACATTTTGTGAACCATCTAAGTCAGCCATATCTAAGATACGTACTTCTTGAGAATCAGACATCAAGCCAGTTCCGAAGTGTAAGTTATCTTTAGTAGTAGCAATCATTTTGTCAGAAGGAAGTCCGTTAGCCATAAAGATTTTAACACCGTCAAAATACAATACGTTAATGTCTTGGTTGTTTCCTTGTGCCATATAACCAGCAGCTCCTTGTCCTCCAGATGCAAATCCACCTAAACTACGCTTGTAAGCTCTGAATACGTTTTGTGCAACATAGATGTGTAAGTCTTCTCTTCCGTATAATGCAGAAGGAATAGCATCTACAACTTTCCCTAACTCATCAACTACGTTAGCAGCAGTTACAGTTGTTCCAGTTACTTCAATCTTAGCAGCATCAGCAGCTAATAAAGTAGCAAATCCATCAAATGAACCTTCAGCTTCAGCTCCAGCCCAAATGTTTTGTTCAGTTTTCTGTGCAACTTTTGCAGCAACATAACCGATTAAATACTCTTGGAAAGAGCTTGGTAAGTTGTCAAAAGCAGAATATCCCATCTGTACTGCATCCCAGTCAGAACGGAAATCTTTC